CCAATACACCTACCCTTCACATAGAAGAGAAAGACTTAATATTAACAGCGACAACTGACGACTACCTTTGCATTCAGTCTGGTTGCATAACAATGCCTGCTTATAAAGTAATAATTAGTAAATGTGATGAGTCATGGATTTATGATTTGCTTAACGACGAAGATAATCGTGTAGGTAGTTTTCACATCTACGGTCAGAAGTTTAACGAACAGATAGAAAGCTTTATTCAGAGCTATGTCACCAGTGACGAGGGCTAAAACATGACTTCTCGTAACGCTATGTATGAGCAAAATATGCGCGATAAAGGGTTAAAAAAAGTGACACTTTGGATACCTGACCATTGCGCTGATGACCTAAAACTTATGGCAAGTATCTGCTGTGATAATCAAGACTTAATACCGTCAACGGTAAGAAGTTTAACAACTGGCAGAATGAAAGGGATCAATAATGCTTAGAACTGAAAGAACGGACGAATGTTATTGCGATAACTGCTCGTGTGAAACTAGCCATGATGTAGTTGAAGTAGATGGTTATGGTGGCTTTCACCAAGAAACTTGGACTTGTAATTGTTGTGGAGAAGAAAACTAATGCTAATTAAAATTAATGAATCAGACCCTGAGTTCGTCGCGTTCGTTGAAGAACTAAAGCTACATTACAATGAAGCAACCGCAGCTGGAGCTGTTAAGAAAGCAATTCTTAATCATGTTTCAGTTATTAAAGATTTACGTAAGAATAAAAAAATCCGTGAACGCTTAGAAGGCAACTTAGCTGAAATAAAAGATATTAGGCGGCAGCAAAAAAGCTTAGCGCAAGCTTTGAGTATTATGATTGATTAGTTTAGTACCAAATTTTTTAACTGAAGTGATTGGCCAATCACCTGAAGAAAATAAAATAGTACCAAAATATCTTCCTGGTACGTTACCCAGGATAACTTTTTGGTACTAAATAAAATCAATATTTGTAAAAATTCATAAATGTAGACTATATTCGTAATATACCGATTAAGGATGATTGAACTATGAAAGAATTTCCCCCGCATGTGCTCGTTAAAACTTGGTTACAAGTTCTCAAATCTAACGAAGAAGGTCTGGAGCGACAAAAAATCAGATTAAATAAATCAATCGAAGCAATTTTCGGTTCAATAGAGTTAGCTCATATATACGTTGAACAAATGACCGAAGATGAAATTGAAGACTGTTTTGTATAATCATTTTTAAATAACCTATCTGTAAATAGTACCAAAAACAGCTTGCCGGTTTATCCTGGCTAAGCACATTTGGTACTAAAACAGCAAAAGTACGTAATAATAGTTACGTACTTTAAACATCAAATTTGGGAGAATGCCTGAAACCCATCCTAACCACTACCCAAAAGCAGTACGCTATTCGTCCTCTTCGTCGTTGCTCAGGCTTCGCCCTCCTTATCGTTCTCATAGGCTATTTATAAAGATAAAGTTGAATCAACATAATCAGATTGTTGTCTTTGAGGTTTTTCTATTACCCTTGGTGAACAGTGAACGAGACGAGTTAAATCACCGCTTTTAAGTTTTACGGTACAATGATTAACGTATTCAACTGAAATGCCAAAAAAGTGTAAATCATCACTATTGATACTGATTTCATCTTTCCCAGAGTAAAGAGTAAAGAAATACTCTTTATATTTTCTGTCTTTATTTAAAACAACAGTCTGATAGCCGTTCATGTAAATTTTGTTAGATTGATAAGGGAGTACTAAAGGAACGCGAACTTTACTATCACCCTGAATAGCGTTAGCAGAATTAAAAAAACTAGTATCTTTAGTAGTGGACGCGCCAGAAACTTGGCTACTTTTTTGATTATCTTCCAACTCATATTCACGCAAGCTTTTGCGGTCTTCTTTAATAAACGCCCACCATGTCGTGTAACAGAGGCAAAGAAATAGTAAGGCGATTGCAAAAATAAGCGTAGGATCTTTAAACGCGTTAATTGCTCCAAGTTTTGTGATTTTTCCTGTGCTTGTGCTTCGGTAACATTTATGGACTTCGACAGGCACTCTTCGCCACTTAGTTGGATCATCTTTTTTCTTTGGGACACCAGAAGATTTTGGACTGTGCTCATGGATGCGTGGCCTTCTTTTAAAGTATGGAATAAATTCTAGGGCTTCATTATATTTATGAAAATAGGCAAACTCACAAACAGAGCGTACTAGTTTATGAATTTCAGTAATCTCAGGTGTGCAGTAAATAATATCCCAGTTATATTTTCGATGACGCATGTTCGCTTCGCGCATCAATCTAGGGTAAAGAATGTCACCATTTTCGTCTAAAATAGTCTCGCCAGTATCATCGCTAGTCCCTTCTGATATGTCAGGCTTAAAATCTGCGATAGCGACCTTATAATGATTGTAAAACTTTTCAGGTAATTTACTTTTTAACGACTCAATACCTTCATTGTCTAGTTCTTCAGGTCTAAACACTTTTGCATCACTGGGAAATACGTCCTGCACTTCATCAATAATGATAAAAGCTTTAACTGGCATCCACCAAAACCATCTACGCCAAAGATACAGACCTTTTTCAGTTTGGCTTGATAGCCGCCAAATATCAGCGCTATCGGGGAACACTTCATCAAGTTCAATTTCGATGGATTCTTTAGTTAAAACACCTTCGATATTTGTTACAACAACACGACCCGCACGCAGAGCAGGAAGCACCTCAAACCAAAATGCACTGGCAGATTTAAAAGAGCCTGGCGCACCATGAAATATTTTAGCGGCCATTAGCTTATGAACCTCATCACGAAGCGAGTCATAATCGCTTGAAACAATAAATTGATACCATCGAACAACCGCATATCAACAAGCGCTTGTCTCACATCTTGTGGAAGTGATGACATTTGTGAAGTGATTTGAGACATAATGTTCAAATCAGCAATGATGACTTTGGCTACACCCCATGAATATTTCATTAATTCTAATTGAGCATATATTTTTGCTTTAACAAGCCAGACAATAATCCAACCTGTAGCACGTTGAAACATACTTGGCACATCATCAAAAAAGAACGTCCACATTTCACTAAAACTATCTGCAACCATTTGAGAAGCACCAGCCGCGTCTTGATAGGTATCACCAACGGCTAAGAACGGCACGAATACAAACAAGAGAAAGAGTATTTTCTTCATTAATCTTTACCTCCTAATAAAATGAAACCTGCAAGAATTGAACATAGCAACATAACCGCACCCGATAAGGCTTTGAAGAAATCACCGAAACGACTCAGTGATAAATCAAAAGTACCTTGTGTTAGTGTTAGGTTTCTTGCTTGATAACCTGATGAGGTGGGGACAGTAATAGACATTAATGAAACAGCCTCTGATTTTGCTGAATTTATAAAGACCGTGGTATCTGTTTGTAGTTGAGTAATATCAACTTGAAGTGCAGCTTTACTAGCATCATCAAAAAGCGCGGTGATTTTTGATTTATCTATATCGCCTGTGGTCGTTGTATAAGTTTCTTTCTCTTCTTTAGCAGCAGCCGCACCAGTTGCTTTATCTTTAGTGATTTTTGTTAACTCTTCTAAAGCAGCAACTATCTTGCCATTACCTGATTTAATGGTAGAAACGGTAGTTTCCATCGTTTCACGTTGGCCATGTTCAATAGCGGTTAATTTTTCATTGGTTTTTTTAACTAAAGCTGAAACTTCAATAGTTGCTTTAGCCTCTTCACTAGTAGGCACTGCGTTATCAGGAGTCCAAACACCCCCATCATCTAAGCAAGCACCACAATGCCCCGCAGTTGGAGTCGAACAAGTACCAGTTCCAACAGGACAGGCTGTTTCAGTCGCATCTTGAGTAGAATCCCAATCACCACCCATATCTTCACAAAAACCTTTTGAAGAACTCGCAGCAATGACGGAACAAGTACCATCACCATCATGTGTATCACTTTCACCTTCACCAACATCATTATGTCTTTCAACATCACAAAAAACGGTTGTACCATCATTTATACAACCTTCATCACAAATTTCAGTACCACCGACAGAATTACAATGTTTGTCTTTATTTGCTTTACAGTAATTTGTACCACCAGAATAAATACATCCGTCTTTA